ATGAGTGGAGAAGAAAGAATATGGGGGAAATATTTAAACACAATGAAAAGTGTGAGTATATGTCAGTAACGGACAGAGTTTTCTTTTTACTACAGCATTATAATATACCGATTACCAAAAAAGAATTTATTGGTATAAGATTAACAGACGGAATGTATGAAGAAGCAAATAAAAGTTATTATATTGCTTACAAATCAGAATTTCAACTTCGTTCTACAATACAATTTATTCTTCATCAAGCCGATATGATGGCTTCTCAAATAGAAGGTCGTCTTACAAAAGAGTCAATTGAACAAGAAGAAACAGAAACATTTGAAAAAATAAAAAACATCAAAGAAGTTTTAGATAGTGGTGATGCTCCAACAACACAACAAGAGAAACCTGGTAAAATATCTACTGATTTATTTGATGAACTATTTGGAGATAAAAAATGATATTAAAAATAACATTAGGATTTTTTGTAATACTTACACTAACACTATCTTACGCAGTTTACAACTTGTTGATTAAACAAGAACAACTTGAAGAATGGGTTGAAGATTACATAGATAGAATCAATGAAGTAAATACAAAAATTAGACAAATCGATTACAAAGGATATTTTGAAGTTGATGATGAGGTGGGTCAGGTTTTTGAACAATTAAAACAAGAAGTTCAATCACTTGAAAAATTAACAGAGGTAGACGAGGGAGAAGAATAAATGGGTCGTAAAAGAAAAAATTATTACTTTACAGATGTAACAGAAAAAGCAATTATTCGTTATAACAACGAAGAAAGACCTGCTATGAGAAATAGAATATACAACGACCACATAAAACACGCCTTTGATAAATTATGTGAAAACATAATTCACACATTTAAGTTTTATTATTTTGATGTTTCATCAGAAGAAGTTAAAAATGAAGTAGTAAGTTTTTTAGTTATGAATATGCATAAGTTTACAGCAGGTAAGGGAAAAGCATTTTCATATTTTAGTATCGTGGCTAAAAATTATTTAATCCTACATAACAACAACAATTATAAAAAAATGAAAACACACGACAAGATTGATGTTATGGATTGGGATAGAAGTATTCAAACAGAGATTTCTCAAAAAAACACAGACCAAGAGTTTAGTGAGTTTGTGCACCAAATGTTAGAGTATTGGGACAATAATATAAATGTAATATTTAGAAGACAGAAAGATGTAAGAGTTGCTGATGCAGTATTACATATTTTTAGAATCAAAGGTAGTATTGAATTGTTCAATAAAAAAGCACTATACATTTTAATTAGAGAAATGACACAATCAAACACACAACACATTACAAGAGTTATCAATGTAATGAAGAAGTATCAGAAAGGCATTTACAAAGAATTTCAAGTAAATGGATTCATTGACACAAAGACCACAGGGTCTTTTGTTATCCATAATTAATATATACAATTATTTATTAAAGATTATCCTATGTAAATAGGGTATATTTGTTCACAATACGGAGGAAACAAACTATGAAAGACATCATTAAATTAATTAAGGGATATGTAGACGACTTAATGTCAGTTCTTATTTCTCTTATTGGCCTGGGTGCCGTTGCAGGAATTATATTCCAAGGCGGATTATTTGGGTTAGATGTTATAGGTAATTTAATGTCACTTGTTAATATGTTTGGTGAAAGCGGTTTTGCTGGTTTCATCACATTAGTGATATTATTAGGTCTAATTCGTAAGTAGGAACGCGAAATAATAAGTAATATTTCCTACATATTACTTAATTGAAAAAAGGGGTAAGAAATTGCCCCTTTTTTTATATTTATTACCAAAGGATTATATTATGTCAAACGATTATGAAATATTCAAAGGAAAATCATTATCGTCATTGTTTCAAGATATTTACGAAAATCAAAACTATAACAGAAAACAATTAGATGTCTTAACTAGAAATATTACTTCTATGATTAAAGACGGAGATACTGCTGTTCAAATAGTTCCTATGATTAAAGAGTATTTAGAAATCAATGTTCGTAATGATGAGTTATTAGTAAAACTAGCTGGTATCGTTCAGAAGATTATTACAGCTGAAAGCAAAGGTGAATCTGAAAGTGAATTTGGTTTATCTGAAGTAGAAAAACAAGAAATAATGAATACCATATTAGAACACGATACAAAAGATTTACAAGATACATCTGATAAGATTAGAAAAGATATAGAAGCAAAACAATAAAATGGCCGAAAGAAGAAAAACCAAATCATCAAACATAACAAGTTTTGGTAATTCACAAGTTCAAAGAATTCATTCTGATATTCATAGAATAATGGATTCAAGAGAATATGATTTTTATGAACTTGAACCAGTAGAAGTAAAAGAAGTTATATTAGATAAAAATAAACTTCCAAAAAAATCTAATGGAAAACCAAACTACAAATATTATGGAGCTATAAAAGGAAGTTGGATTAACAATAAAGACCAACAAATTTTAGGTGATGGTGTCCACATACTGCCACTAGATACACAAATAAAAAGATATCCTGTTGTTGGTGAAAATGTTGTATGTGTAAATTATTTTGGACAAACTTATTATAGTGATATTATTAATATAAAAAATAATCCAAACAATAATATAAAAACAGGACTAAGTGATAGAAACAACACAACACTTTCCATACAAACAACAGATGAAGATTTTAGATATCAAAGAAACATAGAAGCTAATCGTGGTGATTTAGTTTTAACTGGTAGATATGCTAGTTCCATAAAAATCGGTGAAAACGATTTAGTTCCAAGTGTTCAAATTGTAGCCGGACACAACACAGAAGAACTTGAAATAAATGAACCAGTAAAACACAATCTTGATAAAGATGACGCTTCAATTTATGTTCAAGCAAAAGGTGGTAGTCAAGAAATAAAAAATCCAAATCCAGATTTAAGTGATATTTATACTAAAGGTTCAGTAATTGTGTTGGATGCTGATTATATTGTTTTAAACGCCAAACAAGTTCTTAGACAACAATCAGGAGAACTTAATGAAGTTATTGGAAAAAATGTTGAAATAAAACATAATCAAAAAGACGGAACAGTATTTACTGGTGAAACCAAAAAGATTTTAGATAATTTAAGAAACCGCCCTATTGAAGCTGTAAAAAGAGAAATTGAAAAGTGTATTGAAGAAATTAGAGCTCTTGCTAATATTGCACAGAAAGAATTTGAAGAATTAAAAAAATTACAACAAAAGTTAAGTAATATAAAAATTGACCCACAAAAAACTTTAGGACAAATAACAAGTTTTAGACCAACACTCAAAACAGATGAGTATGTAAAATTAGAAAATGAATATAAAAATGCTCAGAAAGGTTTGGAAGAAGCAACACCGAAAGCTGCAACAGACCCAGTTGGTTTTGCAGTAGCACTCGGTAAACTTACAAAAGTAATTAGTAAATTTGCAAGACTAGATTTTTTAAGAAAGGATATCATAACAGATTAGGAGTAAAAATGAAACAAGGTAAATTAGTATCGTTAATAAAAGAAGTTGTCAAACAAGAGGTTAAAAAACAGATAACCGATATACTTATTAACGAAACAAATATTCCCAAAACAAAACCAGCAGTTAAAAAGAAAAAAGTTAAGGAACAGAAGTTTACAGACAATGTGATGCTTAACCAAATTCTAAATGAAACTGCACAACAACAAGAAGAATACCCAACATTAGGCGGGGGAACTTTTGATTCAAGTCGTGCAACAGAATTATTAGGATACGGCGGTGGTTTAGGGAATAAAGAAATTAAACGAGAAGTAGCGGCCGCAAGCACTTTAAAGAGTGCCGGTATGACACCAGATACAGCACCAGAGCACTTAACAAACGCACTGACAAGAGATTATTCTGGTTTAATGAAAGCTATAGATAAGAAAAAAGGTAAATAATGGCAAGTGCAAGAGAAAATGATTTAAACCCAGATATTCGTATCGGTTTAAAGTTGCCTTTCAACAGAGGAAAGTCAGGTTTATTTCCACAAACGGAAACAACATTAGAACAAGCAGGTTCTAATATAAAAAATCTTTTACTAACAGCAAAAGGTGAACGAATAATGCAACCTAACTTCGGCTCTCGTTTAAGAGATTTATTATTTGAACAATACACAGAAGATTTAACTGAAAGAATAAAACAAGAAATACAAGAAGCTATGTCCACTTGGTTACCATACATTGATATAGCAAAAGTTGATGTAATTCAAAATGAAACCAATCCAACAGAAACAAAAGTAGATATTGATTTTTCTTTAAACTATGAACCAAATAGATTTAATTCTATCACATTAAATTTTGACACCACATCAGGTGGTTCGAGTGGTGATTCAAGTGGTGGAACATATTAGGAGTAAATAATGGCATACAGAAGTAATAAAACTGGAAAAGTAAGTAAAGAAGTAAGATATTTAAATAAAGACTTCTCTCAAATTAGAAATAATTTAATTGAGTTTTCAAAACAATATTATCCAAACACTTACAAAGATTTTAATGAATCATCACCTGGTATGATGTTTATTGAAATGGCATCTTATGTAGGTGATGTTATGTCTTATTATGTTGATTCACAATTTAAAGAATCTTTATTAGGATATTCAGAAGAATTAAGAACTTTATATTCAATGGCTCAAACATTTGGATATAAACCAAGATTAACAGCTCCTTCACAAGTAACATTAGATATATTTCAATTAGTTCCAGCAAAAGGAACAGCATCCAGTATAGAACCTGATTATGATTATGCATTAAATATTCCGGTAGGAGCTCGTGTTGAAACATCAGACGGAGTAACTTTCAGAACAATACAAGGTTGTGATTTTAGATACAACAACACAACTTCTTCACCAAGAGTTACTACGGTATTTGAAACCGATAGTAATGATTCACCAACATTTTATTTATTGAAAAAACAAGTTCAAGCACAAAGTGGTGCCATTACAAGTGAAGATTTTACTTTTACAAGTGCTAAAAAATATTCAAGAATTAAATTATCAAACACTAATATTATAGACATTATAAGTGTAGTAGATTCAGACGGAAATAATTGGAACGAAGTTGATTCTTTAGCACAAGATACAGTATTTGACGAAGTAGAAAATAATTCAAATAATGACTCAGAATTAGCACAATATTCAGATGACGCTCCTTACTTGTTAAAATTAAAAAGAGTATCAAGAAGATTTACAACTTACAGAAGACCAGACGGAAAAACAGAATTAAGATTTGGAGCCGGAGTTAGTGATAATGCAGATGAAGACATTATACCAAATCCTGATAATGTTGGTTCTAATCTACCGGATAGTCCTTCAAAAATTTATGAAACATTTGACCCAAGTAATTTTTTAAAAACAAAGACTTACGGGTTAGCACCTTCCAATACAACACTATCAATTTCTTATCAATATGGTGGTGGATTACAAGACAATGTTGGTGTTGATGAAATCAATAAGATTGCTGGTATTACATTAGAAATAGATACTACTAATTTAAGTCAATCAACATTAGATACCGTAAAACAATCAGTTAGAATTTCTAATCCAGAAGCTTCATCAGGTGGTTTAGGAGCAGAAAGTGTAGACGAATTAAGAGAAAACATAAAAGCGTTTTTCCAAGCTCAAGGTAGAGCAGTTACCAAAGAAGACTACATCATTAGAACTTATGCATTACCTGACAAATATGGAAACATCGCAAAAGCTTACATAGTTCAAGATGACCAATTAAGTGGAACACCACAATCAAATTATACAATAGCACAAGAAGATGTTGGTAAACCACTTTCAGAAATACAAAACAGAATACCTAATCCATTAGCGTTAAACCTATATGTATTAGGATATAACTCTAATAGAAAGTTATCACTTGTAAATAATGCAGTAAAAGAAAATTTAAAAACTTATTTATCAAGATTTAGACCAATTACTGATGCGGTAAATATTAAAAACGGATATGTAATTAATATAGGTGTTGAATATAAAATCATCACCAAATCAAACTTCACACAAGAACAAGTTCTTGGATTAGTAAATGAAAGAGTATCAGAATTTTTCAACATTGATAATTGGCAAATAAATCAACCAATAGTATTGAGTGATTTAGGATATGAAATATCATTGGTAGATGGTGTAGCTTCAGTAACCGATATTAACATAGTAAATAAATATCGAACATCTCAAGGATATAGTGGTAATGGATATGATGTTGAGG